AAATAATTGTTTTAACTATAAAATTGAATACAGTAGAAACTACTTTACGAACATTTTCATTTGTAGTTATCAAGTAACCAAAAGCGGCAATAAGGGCAACAATCAAGCCAATAACTAATGGAATTGGGTTTAGAGCCATGGTCGCGTTGAGCATTGCGATTGCAGTTCTTAAACCGTTGGTTACTGCTGTTACAGCCGTAGTCACGGCACCCCAAATTGCTGTAGCGGCAGTTGTAAGAAGAATTGCTGTTCTATATGCACCATATCCAATTGCAACAATTCCGACAGCAATTGCAAGGTTCTTGAACAAAGTAATATTGTTTTGGATAAAGCCAATAATTACGCGAACTGCTCCAGCAAGTATGTTTATAGCCTTAGCAAGAAGGGCTACTCCAATGACCGCTACGGCTCCCATAGCCTTTCCAATAGCAACGATAATAGGCACGACTGGCTTGAAGGCGGTAATAAGATTTATCATTGCGTTTCGTACTTGTGTAGATGTTAAAGCAAGCACGACCATAGCAACTGGTAACGGTGCTAAACCTTGCATGATTTTACCGAAAACTGGAAGTGCGGAGAATAATTGCTTTCCAGCCATAACGCCAAAAGCGGCACCTACAGAGGCAAGGACTGGAAGTAGCACTTCGAACTTTTCAGCCATAGAAGTTATTGCCGCTTGAGAATTCTTTAATGCTCCATCCAGTTTTTCAACTGGACTTGTAGCCTCAGTAAATTTCTTTATTGCATCGCCAATTTTTATTGCAAATGCTGTTATTGGTGCAGTAAGTTTGACGAATACCATCTGCAATGCTTCTAGTACATTTTTGAACTTTTCGCTGTTAGTAAAGGCTTTTGCTATATTTTTTTCAACATCATAAAGAGCCTTAATCATCGGACCAAAGGCTTTTAGGAGAACTCCGCCAACTGCTACCTGAATTTCATTATGAATACGAGCAAAGGAACGCAGAACTTTTCCAGGGCTATCCATTGCGGCTTCATAAACTCCAGCAACTTTAGCCGCTTCAGCGAGCGCACCTGTAGCAACTGCTGTCTGCTTCTCTTGGTAAGTTAGAGCATTTGCTGACTTGCCGATGCTTTTCGCAAATGTTTCATACATTTGACCAGCAGATTTCTGAATACCAACAGACTTGAGAACTTCGCTTCGCCCAGTAATAACAGCATGGGTGAGCATATTAAATGTTTCAGTTGAGTTCTTGCCAGATACAACAGCAAGGTCCTGAGCCGCTCTAGCCAATTGAGAGGCATAGGCTAAATCTAAATTGTTTTGAGCAAACTTGATGGCTGATTGCTGGGCAATCTCCATCTCGATACCCATGTCTTTTGTTGCTTGAGCGGCATCTCTAATCGCCTGGTAACCAAGACCCGTTGCTTTTCCAACGGCGTTCATGGAAACATCCAACTCATCTACGCGAGCCGCCGCCATAAATGCTTTAGTGCCAAAAGTAATAAGTGCCGCTGTTGCAGTTCCAGCCGCAACTCCGATACCCATGACTGCACCGCGCAACCTAGATGATTGCGCGGTGAAGTTATTCATGGATTGGGTAGCCTGTTGCATACCCTTTGTAAATTGTGCGGTTTCAGCGGTTAGCCGAGCGCGAACTTCCATGGTTGGAGTTTCTGCCATTATCGCCTCGCCTTCGCTCTACGCTCTGCCTTCTCTTGCTCTTTTGCCTTGAGAGTCCAAAGCGCAGTCCATTCAGTCAATTCCATACTTGTTAGGGGGCGGTGTGCTGGACTCCCGTAAAGAAGTTCAGCCACCGACCGACCTAATTTTTCTGCTAGTTCAAAAAGAAATCTACGCTCAGGATTTAGGAAATCGTGCCTGGGCTTCATCTACCGCCTCTGCTGTAAGACCAGATGAGCCGAGTGCCTTTGTTGCTAAGCGCTCAACTACTGCACCATTCTTAGAGAGAATGGCTTCCTTGTCTTGGTCAGTAAAGACTGGCAAACTTGTTGCTGGGTCATAGACTGTTGCGATAACAGTCATTGCGTACATAAGACCGACATCTGTTTTGTCGCCCTTTGATGCGCCTTCACCCAACTTGGCTCGTTCTGCCGCCGTCATTGAGCGAACTTCTACAGTTACGCCCCACTCTGGAACTTCTACAAGTTCCTTTGTAATGTCGTCAGCACTAAAGATAATTTCTTTGAGGTTCATTATTTCTCCTTGGGACACTAGGTTGGTCACGATTTATTAAGTTGTACTGCTATTTAATTATGACCAGGAACCGCGAGTTACTGCGCCTGTTACCTGGAATTCTGCTGAGAATGTTACGACATCTCCAACAGCGCCAGACTTCTCGTATGAAGTGAGGATTGCCTCACCTGAATACTTGACCTGACCTGCTGTTGAACCTTCTGGACCGTACTCGAATGAAAGTGTAGCCGCTTGACCGAGAACGCCACCGAGGTGAGCATCAACTGTCGCATCGAAGTTTCCTGATACAGAAACGGTTGAGTCAGACAAGCCGACAATGTATGTCTTTGCGCTTGAGCCGAATGATGTAGTTTCCGCAGTTTCTACTGTCTGTGGAAATGAAACATCTGTGAGTGTGTTTGAAATATCGGTAAGTGTGCCACCTGAATTATCTACCTTGAATACGGTGGATTTACCATGACGAAATGTAGGCATTTGTTATCTCCTTGAAAAAGCCACGATTGGGGTGGCGCTACCTGTGGAACCTGCGACTGTATAGGACACTCGAAGGTATCTTGCAACTGTTCCAGTAACTTCGACTCGCTCTGAAGTCTTAGTTGCGCTAGAAACAACGGTGAATGTAACTAAATCCGTGAATGTCGAGTTATCAGCAGACTGCTGAATCTTGATAGTCACATTTCCGTTACGAGTGTTTGCTGGAACGCTCACATAACCAACACCGCCATTGGTTGTTGAAGCGCCATTGTCCGAACTTGTACCGTTTCCAGTTGAAGTGACCGCTGAGCCAGAGGACAAAATAACCCCATGCTCAACGCCTTCTGTGGATTGGAACTCAGCACTTGCCTGGACAACATCTGCGATTGCGCCTGATACTTCGTATGAAGTGGCATCGGACTCAAGCATTACTGCACGACCACCTAGATTGTGACCTTCAGTAGCAACAATAACTTTCTGCTTTGTTGCTCCGCCGAGAACTGTTGAGAAATAGTCATCTGTACCCGTGTCGGCTGTTCCTTCGAAAAGACCGCTTAGGGAAACTGTGCCATCCATCAAGCCAGGAATGTATTCCTTAGCACTTGAACCGAATGTACTGGTTTCTGCTGTTTCTACTGTTGTAGCCGCTGAAACATCATTAAAATATGATGAAAAATCAAACTCATCAACGAAAACTTTTACATTTTTACCGTGGCGAAATGTAGGCATTAGATTTCCTCATCTTCTGTGGCTGGGATTTCTTCAACTGGTGCCTCGACTGGAGCCTCAATAACTGGCTCGACAACAGGCTCTACTTTGACCTCAGCCTTTGGCTCGGTCTTTGCGACTGGCTTAGAGGAATCCTCAATAGCGCCAATCTCAAGAAGCCACTTAACTGAAGCGGCTGGCAAATCATCTACTACATCGCCCTTTTCGGCGCGCTTATTAGGTGGGTAATCAATACCCTGAAGCACTCGGTACTTAGCCATCTATTCCTCCTTGACGGCGCATGGGTAGCCCAAGTCACCGTCTAAGGTCACACGGACACGGAGGTAAGACGACCAACTCGGGCGACTAGCGCACATTAGGAAAAGTGTATCAGCACACGAAAAAGCCCCCTGGTTCTTCCCCGTCACCAAGAGGCTCTTTCAACTCAAACCTATCACACAACTATTCGTTTAGTGCGGAACCTTCACAACAATTTGATTTTTGGTGGCAATGAGGGCAAAGCCATCGGGTTGAAATTGGCTCGTACTCTTTGCCGCAAAAGTCACACTCAAGCATTTCGGCGAGCGCGTTCTTCTCGAATCATGGCAAGGGTTAGGAAATAGCCAATCCCATCTACGACCGTATCGGGCTTAGTCACATGGGCTTCACGGGCAATCTTGACTCCGACCATGCAGAGGCTTACCTGCTCCGCTGTGACCTCTATGCCGAGGATTGCAGACCAGATTTGAGCCGCCCTAGTAAAGTTATCAAGAGGATGCCCGTAAGCCTCCTGGCGGTCACCAGACACCAACTCAGCCGCATATAGGGCTAAGTCCCTTGGGTCATTCACCGTAGGAGTTGAAGGTCGGTTATCCCCTTCTCCGACACAACAAAGGTCAGGACCCCCACATCCGCAGTTTCCCCCGTTGATTGACTCCACCATACGCTTCCCCCATCTAGTGCAGGAGCCTGGAGCCATTTGACTCCGCCCCAATCTGCCATCTTCAAAGAGTGATAGTGACCCGTTACCAGGATGTCGCAATCACCAATCTTGTTACGACCGAGAGTTTGGTCAGCAATCCATCGGCGCAACTTACCCTCAACTCCCTGACCATTTCGGGCTAGGTGTCCATGGGTGATGCCGATGATTTTAGTACCTGCCTCAACTGTGAGGGATAGGGAATCAGTCGGAATCGCAAATCGGATATGACCGTAAGCCTCTGGGTTAGCGGCAAAAATTTCAGCCACGGACTCAACCAGGGCTACATCGTCATTATCGTTTAGAGTCGTGAAGGCTTTGCCGTTCTTACGGTTCTCTCCATGGTTTCCACCGATAGCGGCGACTGTAATCTCTGGAGCGAACTTGGACCAACGGATAAGAGCATCTCGCAATAGGCGGCGAGCAATCTTTACCTGGTCGCGCCTATCAACTTCAACTGTAAAAGTCTGGATGTCGTAGTGACCATCGCATCCTTCAACTAGGTCACCTAGGCATAGGACCGTAATGGACTCAATCGGTCTGCCCATCTTCTTCAATTCTTTATATCGAGTTTCAACATCATCAATAGCCTGGAGCCAGCGACCTACTAAGCCTTTAAGACCATCTCCATCTTTCTTACCCACCTGCCAGTCAGCGGCGCATACGACTAGACTTGCTCCACCCTCAACGAAAGGCTTCTTTTCTCTAGGCTTATGCTTTCTTATCTCCTGAATCAGATGGTCTATATCGGCGCGTTCTTTAGCCCCTTTACGAACGACCTTTCCTTTCCATTGGCGGTTAAGCACACCTTGAGTGTCGCCCCACACATTGAACAGGACTGGTTCAACAACAGCGAAGTTATCGGGGTCGAGTCCCCACATACGGAGAACTCCTGACCAATCAGGGTGAGTATCTCCGACTATTGGTTCGGTAGTTACTAAGCCTTCATTGCCATCCCATGAAACACCTGGAGTCCATTCGGCACTTCGTTTGCGCGACTCCATATGCTGAGTCGTATTGTTCTCCGAAGTCTTTAGGAGATTATCAATCGCATCGTCTAAATTCATTTAGCACACTTACATCCGTCTAATCCCTGCATCCTGCGGCGATGACGGCGAACAACATTCGAACTCATCTCAAAGCCATAGTCTGCAAGTAGTTTGGTAAGGGCTGTTCCCTCCACGGATGGGTTCAAAAGAGCCTCAGTAAGTTTTGCAGAAAAAGATTCTGGCAACTCACGGAGCAATTTACCCATAGCGCACTCATGCCCAGGCAAGGTT